TTAGATACAAACAATATTGCATCAAGCTCCAGGATTTACCAGATCTTGTACCCCCTTGAAATATGTTTAATCTAGCTTTAGAGTTGACTGCTTGATAAAATTGCTTATTACAAAACTCAGTTATTCTTTTTGGTTTGCTGGTGTCCATTCAATTAGTTTGCTTTCAATAGAGCTGTCATGTTGGATTTCTTGTCTTTCAATATAACCTCTCTTTTTCCCTTTTGTTTTAAGTAGGAATATTGTTGCTGTTGTATTCCCATCTTGGATTTGCTTATGTAATTGGCTTTCTGCAAAATCTAAAGTAATGTCCTCAATTGATTTAACCTCAGCAGCATATTTAGGATCATCCTTTAGCCAGTTGTAATGTGTCTGCCTATTGATGCCAACCGACCTAACAGCTGTTGTAACAACTGATAAACTCTTTTCCAATGCTTTTAGCATTAACCTTTTTTTATGTGTCGAAACTTGTCTATTTGCCATTTAACAAAATTACATAAAAAAAAGGGAGTTGTGAAACCCCCTTTAATTACCTTAATCCATTAGAACTTAATCCTGGGTTTTATATAAGGTTTTATTTTATTGCATCATAAATTTTATCCATATCACAATCAGTTTCCTGGTCGCCTAAAGCAGATTCTGACCAAAAATATCCATCAGCTCTAAAAACAATAATTTGTTTTCCAAACCATCCAGATTCCTCAGATATATCTTCATAAAAAACATTTTTTTTGACTAAAGAAGATAAAACCCCTCTTAATTTTTTTGTAGGAATTTCTGATGCCTCAGATAATTCTTCAGCAGTAAATGTAATATAAGATATTGCTGAATGTAAATCTTTTTCAAAAGTTTTAGAATCATAAGGGTATTGATAAAAATTTGTAGTAATTAATTCAACCCAACCTCTAATAACTTGTTTTTCTAATTCTGTAAATTTTGTGAAATTTTTAATAATTGTACTCATAATTGTAATTTTTAATTTATATAATTTGTTTGTTAATACATCAAATATATAAATATTTTTTCAATTACAAAATATTTTTTCAATTTATTATATCTTTCTGCCACATTCTGGACATTTTTGATCTTCATTGTTACTGTTTTCTGGCTCACTAATATCTGTATCAATATCAATTGAATCAAATTCTGGAAGATGTAAACCCCAATCATTTAATTCTTTTACATCCCATTCATTAGCTAATATATCCCAATCCCAATCACCAAAACCAACATTATCTTTTATAATAAATTGTTCTTTTTGCTTTTCGGACCAACCCTCAGCTACAATAATAAATATTTCAAATAAGCCAGCAGCTTTAGCAGCTTTTAATCTCATGTTACCGCCTAAAGCAATCATATTTTCATCAACTATAATTGGTCGCTTCTCAAGCATTTCTGGAAACTCTTTAATTGATTTTACCAGCTTTTTAAAATTATTATCTCTTATGTATCTTGGATTGCTTTTATTCTCAAATACAGATCTTATATCAACTTTTTGTATCATTTTTTAAATTTTTCATTAAACAAATATAAATACAAATCCCAGATTTTGCTTGATGCTTCTTTTTGATCTGTATATGTATGGGGTGATCTTATTAATTCACCATCATCATAAATTTCCACAAAAACCGCATTAGATTCTTTTATAGGAACTATATAAACCTTTATATTATTTTCTAAACACCAGGATTGTGCTTTTAAATATTTATTCATTCTGTGCCAGATATTATATCTTTTTTGTTTTCATCTTCAACAAGTAATGCAAACCCTAAGAACAGATAATTTAAAGCATCTGCATAGCGACTATCTATTGGCTCAGCTTGATGCATATTCTGATCACCAGCATGGCTCAAAATAGCTTGTATATGCTTATTAAAAAATGTACCCCAAACAATAAATGGAGTTGTATTTAAACTTTTTGCTGTTTGTTTAAAATTGTTTAATACATCAATACTTTTGTTTGTGTATTCTGGTTGCTTAGCATCCATAATATCTTGAGCTTTGTCTAAGATATATTGTCTAGTTTCTTGAAATTCTTTTTGTGTCATATTGTTAAAATTCAAATTTTTTAATTGCTTTAATTAGATAATCTGGCTTATATTTTTTAGGTATGTGCATTTTTTCTAAATCTAAAAAATGTTTTTTTATATCTATTGCTAAATCTACATCCAAAGAGTTTAAAATTTTTAAATATTCTACTGGATTTTCTTGAACAAAAATTGCTAAAATTAATGTTTCAAAATCTTTATCGTTTTTAAGTTTTATCATAATTTAATTTTTAAAATGGTACATTATCTTTTATTACTTGTATCTTCTTTTCACCTTGATATATTTCTTTATAGATGCCGCCATTATCAAAATCTGGAGCTATCTCAAAATCACCTAATTGTCCATTCTCTTTCCTTTTTACCTTTTCCACATGAACCCTTACAACATCACTTTTATATTTAGTTTTTTGTCCTATGCATCTATAAGCTATTAATCCATTATATGCTTTGTTAAAAAAATCAGCTGAACCAGAAATATCATATAATGTTGGCTTTTTATATACACCACCCTCACTTTCAATTTTTCTAGGATGTGCTACTAAAAATAAATGAGTGTTTGTCTGTTGACAAAATTGTGTTATTTGACTAAGTATTTTACCTATATAGCTATGATCTCTTTGAGCTGAGTGATCCAGCATATTCCATGGATCAATTACACAAACATTTATACCCTTTTGAAACACAAGCTCTCTAAATGCATTTAAAATGCCTTTTAATGTTAGGTTTTCTAAATCAATTTTAATCCAAAAGAAATGATCCTCAATAAAATCTTTAGTGTTATTTAGATCATCACTATTGCAATTTTTTTCATTTAGTTTATTTGCTATTCTTTTTATATGCCCTTCATAAGGAAAACTTTCTGGTGAAAACATTGCACATCTAAAATCGTGTTTAGTAGCTAAGTTGCAAAGTATTTGGTCCAATATGTCTGATTTACCACTGTTTGGAATACCGCTAACAACTGTCCATTCACCAAATGCCATTTTAAAATAATCATCAGATCCTGGTAAACCAATTGTGTAATTAGTTATTCCATTTTGATTATAGTTCAAAACATCTTGCCAGATATTATCAATATTTAAAACACCCTCTAATGGAAAGTTTTTAGCTTCTTTAATAATGTTTCTTAGGGTTTCTGCTCCCTTACTAATCAAAACCTCATTAGCATCTTTAAAATCACCAAATTCAACATACTTACAACGATAATTGCCAAATCTTCTAGCCAGCTCATTTCTTAATTGTAATCCAGCATCATCATTATCAGTGCAAAGTATTATTTCTTTTTTATCTTTAAAATACTCAAAACAATTATCTAAGTATTCTAATTTCTGTGAACCTTTACTAGCACCATTTGGAACTGAGCAAACAGAATACAAGCCAGCTTCATGCAAACTTAGTGCATCCATTTCACCCTCAACTATATAACATTTGTTTAATTCTTTAATATTATCAATGCCATAAAATATAAGCTCAGCACCAGAAACTAATTTAAAATTCTTTTCACCATCTCTATATTTGACATTTACAATTTCATTATTTCTGTAATAGTTAAAATTGATACATCTTCTTTTAGCTTTTACTTGTGGCATATATTCTAATGATTCACCTATTTTCCAATGTATTAAAGTGGGTTCTGTTATTCCTCTATTGCCAAACCATTTAACAACCCTTTCTGCTATGTTAGAATTAACTTTTGGTGGTAATACATATTCAACCTTTTGCTTAAATTTAATACCCACATTACCACCCCAGCCACAATGATGGCAATTATATAAACCCTCATCAATATTAACAGACAAACAATCATCTGTTTTGTTTTTACGTTTGTGTGAACATTGTGGGCATCTAGTTTTAACAGATCCAGTAGATCTTTTTAAGATAATACCTAGAGCTGTCAAGTCATTATAGTGATTCATAAATAAAAATATTTTTTAAATATATAAATTTATTTTAAATATTAAGCAAAAAAATTAATTCTTTGTAGCTTAATAATTGATTCTTTTCCAAAACATAAGATTTTACCTTAGTCATTTTTTTATTAGTGTCTTGAAAAATTATATCATTTAAAGTAAATCCCTCAAAAGTATAATTGGGATAATTACAAGTAAATAGAGCAAATATTTTACAATCAGTATTTGCATATTCTGGAATCATAAGCGGATGATTTTTTCTGTTTACTTTTACATCAACAGAATGCCCTAGCCAATTAGCATCATAATTATCAGTATTTAAAACCTTACTTATATTATGAATTTTAAAATCTGGATATAAATTATTTTCTCTAGCAAATATAAATTCACCCCCAAATCCAGTAACATTTAGATCAAGTTCAGATTTAGGATTTACTGTCTTAGATCCATCCCAGCCAGTGTTAATTTTATTATTATGTCTTTGCTCAGCTGAAAGCTGAACGATCTGTTGTTCCCATTTATCTAATTTATATATTTTGCCTATAATCATTTGATATAATTTATAAGCTCTAAGATCTCATCTCTATTTAAAATTTGTGATAAATTAAATTCATTGAGTTTATTGTTTTTTGTAATAGCTCCTAATCTTTGTGTACCATCTGGATCATTATATAATTTATATTCTTTTATGCCTTTAATTTTATAGTAACATTTTGGTTTATTGTTTTTTCTGTTTATTTCAATAAATCTGTGAATAAACATAATGCCATTTTTATCATGGTTTCTTAGTTTCAATAATGTTAAAAAATTGTTTTTCCAGAAATCATTATTTCTTACGTTTTTTACTGCCAAATAAACCTCATCCAAAGTATAGCCATCAATTCTAACACATCTGTCTAAACATTGTTTCCAATTTTTTATTTGAGTATCAGATTTTGGTTGGTATCTTAAATCAAATAAATCAACAAAGTGGGGAAATGCTTTTTGCATTTTATCAGTTTGTGTAATATTACTTTTATTATTAGTTATATTATTAATATTACTTTGTGGCGGATTTTCCGACTTCGGTTTTTGTCGGCTCTGATTTTGTCCTTTATGGTTTGCTTTTAAAATATAATTATATCCTTTAAATTTTCCTTTGTCTGTAACTCTTTGTCTAACTAAATAACCAGCTGAAATAAGCTCATTAATCTTTGATCTTATGGCATCTTTGCCCTCTTTAAAATGCCCACAAATAAATTCAACTGTTATTTGTTGCTCAACTTTGTGAGAAAATAAATAAGCATACAAGCCAGTAGCACCAACTGTAATATCTTTGTGCCTAAATATTGAGCTAGGTATAATTGTAAAATTATCAAACTTCTTAGGTTTTAAAATCTTATTGTATTTCATAAATAAGTAAAGTAAAGAAATTATTGTTTGTCAATCAAACCTTTAATTCCATCACAAAATGTTTTTAATTCTCTGAAAGTATCGAAAAACTGATTATAAGATATTTCATCTTCCTCATGCATGAACCATAAAAGCTCCATAAGTAAATCAAATTCTGCTTCGCTTGCAACACCAATAAATTTATAATTATATTTAAAATCATCAGTTGAGCTTTGTGTCCATCTTACTCGTTGTTCAACTTCCTCAAAAAATATTTTTTTTGATTTAGCCATTATTTATTATTAAAATAGTTATCTATTATTTCTAAGCACTCATC